GCTTATCACGAAGGTACTTTACGTCGTCAATGTCACCAGTGAATGTGCCACCTGCTAATGAGGTGATTTCTGTTGCAGAACCACCGCGAACAGGAATGTAGTAATCTTCTTCGACGGACAATGGGTTATAGCGAAGATCAACGCGACCAGTTGTATCATCGAGAATGGTGTTTCTCTTCATTGAAGTAATGACTTTCTGAACGTATTGCTCCACTTCATTGGGAGGAATACCACCAACGTCGATCTTGAATACGCGGCGTTCTGGAGCGCGGACAATACGGTAAGCCATCATTGCGTCTTCAAGTAGAGTTAGCTGACGCCAGATACGACGAGCCGCTTCAAGAACAGAAGTACCATAAGGAGCATACTTATCGTTTCCAAGAATACGGAAGTGTGCAACCTGCCAGTTTTCAAAAGTCATACCAGCAGAGTTCCATTGGAATTGAACATAGTTTGGATTTGTTTTATCTTCGCCTTCCAAACGCTCAACTTCCTGTGGAGGAAGACCAATAGCACTTGTAATACCTTGTTTATCGTCAATATCAAGGTATAGGAAAAAATCTCCATACTTGCACATGGTACGACACCAACCAAAAAGGTTGAAGTTAGCGTTTAGAACGTTATGGTATAACGATTGTAGAACGCCCTTTATTTCTTCATTACGGCATTTGATGCTCAACATTGGTTGAAGTGCTGAGTGAGTGGTCATTTCATCTGCATAAATGTCCAACGCAGAAGCAATCTCTGGTGTATATTCCATTTGATCAAAATCAACATAACGCTCAGAGCGATTGTGATTGATCATAATAGCATTCTGCATGTTTGAGAATGCATAAAGTTGTGAACGCTTGAATTGCTGTCCTGAAGCAGAACGGAATTGTGAAGCGTACTTGTCCATCAAAGAACGTCGTAGTCGTCTAGTGGACTGAGTTCTGTAGTTTACTAGAGGTCCAGAGAAAAGCTTTGTAAGCCTCTGGAATAACTCTGAATTTGGTTCTCTTGGGTTTTTACCTTGTTTTGCCATTTACTTATCCTTTTAGCAACCAACTGAATTTTCTTTGTTCCATTGCTCTGTCCCAAGTGTTTTGTTTGAAACCGTTTATGTTATGGCCTCTCATACCGGGAATAGAAGTAACAAATACGCTATTTGCTGAGTACATAGAATCAACGATTGCTTTCTTGTATTCTATTTCTCTTTGGTTTACTGTCAACGCTGTGTCTTTGACCCAGCATGTAATCGCCAATGACATAACTAGGTCGTCGTGATACGATCTCATTGCCTGTGCGCGATTATCATTCCAAATAAAGGTTCTAAATTCTGATGCTAACCTTGCCGAATAAGTCTTGATAGATTTGTTTCTAATAAACTCTTCTAGCTTGGCAACGATCAAAGGTCTAGTCTTTGATGATGTTGTGAAACCAGCTACCACTCTATCGGTATCAAACGCTTCTGTTGAATCAACAAAATCGTGTGTTCCTTTTGTAGAATGGTATATATTAGGATAACCCATTTCTTTTAGCTTTTCAAGTACAGAAATACCTAAAGAGTTATTTTCTACAACAAGCAAACAATTTCCAAACTCTTTACCCGTATTATAAAGGACATAAGCAAACTCTCCTAATGTTGGTTTGCCTTGGTATTCCCCAATGACTTCCATAGTTTCCAACTTTGTGAGATGGAAAACAGAATAATCTGAGCCGTCACCTCTTGCAACGTCAGCAACTAGTAGGTAAGTCGCGGTAGGATCGTACTGCTCCCACATCCAAATGTTTCGATCAAAACCAGTTCTAAATGCTGGTTCTCTTATCTCCGAATCAATTCTTGCTAGCTGCTCTGAAGGGATGACTGTATCACCAGATGAATTAAAAGAGCACTCTAATTCTTGTGCAATCTGGCGTGCAGACATGTTTCTTGTTTCTTTTTCGAACCAAGCTTGATCACGCTCAGGATGTACGTTCCAAGGCAAACTAATTGGATGGAAGTCGTTCTTACCTGTTTCCGCTTCCGAATAGGTCTTGTGGAACCAGTTACCGACACCATTGGGGCTTGATAAGGCGATGCATCGGCCACCTGTTGATAGTGTGGGATACAAGCCGGTCCATAGCTCGTCAAGTCCTTCAACGAATGCAGCTTCGTCAATAACCAACAAAGACAAGGCTTCTGAACGACCAGCATCGCCAGATGTCGAAGAAGCTTTTACTTGAGATCCATTTGTTAGTTCGAATGAACTTCTATTGTCAGCTTTGATGTCAGAAATCCTCAACCACTTGGGAAGGTTCTGCATAATGTTCTTTACTTTCTTTACCAAGTTAGCTGCAACCGTGAACTTGGTAGCTACTACTAGAACGTTTTTGTCTCTATGAAATAACAAAAGCCAAGCAATGTAGGCCGCTGTTACAGTGGAGAAACCTAATTGTCTGGCTTTTAGAACAATGTTAAATCGATAATCTGTAAAGTCTTGGATTGCTTCTTTCTGGAAGTCATACAAGGCAAACGGAATAAGACCCTTTTGGGGATGCGAAATCTTGCAATAGTTATTGATGAAATAGACCGAATCTTTACCGCATTTGACTATTTCTTTTAGGGTCTCTTGTTTTGTTAGTACTTGGCTCATCAGTCTCGTCTTGTGTCATTCTTCGGACGAGTACCTAAGCCTCCTTGCTCTAAGAAGGAGCGGAACTTTGCATCGACTGAATCTTTGCTCTCGCCCTTTACTGGATCGGTTCCTTGTGCGCTGCCAATCTTGTATGCTCTATGGGCTGTAACCCAATAGCGAATACGGGAAGTGTTCTCGGCGCGGACCTTCACTTCATCGAGTGGTGTAAGTGTCAAAGAACCTTTTGCCTTTGAGTATCCACTGTATTCCTTCTTAATGAAGTTAGCAACATCTTGAATTCTTTGTTCTACTTCGGATTCTAGATTGCCCTTATAGATTTCTTGAAGCATGATCTCTGAATGGTACTTGATGATTAGTTGATCGCCGTGGAATTGCACGCCGAACCCATCCATTACTCGCTTATCGAGTAGAGGATTTCCTTCTTCTCTTTTAAGACCAATCTTGACGGGTTCGCCTTTCTTATTTCTGGCTCCGTCATACCCCAACTCGCTAACGATGCTGGAGATTGTTTGTACTACTTCAAGAATTGTTGCCATTTTTATTGGGCCTCCACCCAGATTTCCATCTTTCTTCTCTGTCTTCAACCCATTGAACATAGCATGTATAACAACATTCGTATTTCTTTATACAGAAATCGTCTTTGGCATTATTTTCTGCTTTGTTACAGATAGGACAGGGAATAAAAGGACTTTCTCTAGTAAGTAGTTTTTCTGTTATAAAAAACCCGTCAGCAAAGACTTTTCGCTCTTTGTCCCAAGTATCAAGATCTTTTTCTTTGAGAAGCCTTAGTTGTTCTAGATAAACGCTTTCTTTTTCGTCATTCCAGTAACCCCGAATGTTATCGGCAGCTTCTTGACCGTATTTCTTGGCTATAGCCTGCTCATACTTGGCTATTTGATTCAGATCCAGTTTCGATGGGTCAGTCATTTTTCTTATTTATTGCTGCGTTTATACCAATGGCTGTTCCGCCACCAACAATGATACCACCTAAGAGGCTGGCGGTAATAATGCCGGGAATGTCAGTACGTTCTATTTTGGAAAGTCTTTTATTTAGACCATCAATTTGCTCTTGCTTTGATTGAAGTTGTATCAATAGTCTATCTCTTTCAGCGTCAGTAGAAACCTTATCTAGTTCTATACGCTTGTCACATTCAGTCTTCAGGATAGAAGTTTGCTTTTCTAATTCTAATTTATACTGTGCTTCTCTAAGCTCTTTGTCAGAGATCAAGACGGCAGTTGCCAAGTCGTCAAAGCAAGTTGCTTGAAATGGTACTTTTCCATCTTTAGGAACAAGTACGAATTTTCCTTTTTGTTCTTCGCCATAAGCGTTGGCAGATAATAGTGCTAGACAAATAATCAGTATGATTTTATTCCACATGTTCAAATCCAAATGTATTAGTTATAATGTTTGCGACTTCTTTAGGATTATCGGTTCTCTTTTTCACAATCTCTTTTACTCTCTTATCTTTCTTAGTAGAAAGTTCTTTGAGTTTCTTTTGATAATCCTTTTCTATTTTATCGATCTGAGCTTGATACTTTGCAATAACAGCTTCACGTTTCTTTAGCTCTTCTTTATGAGCTTCGTTCAGTTTATCGATTTCCTCGCTCTGTATCTCGATCAAGTCTTGATACATTTCATTATTATAACTCTTTTGGTTTTTCAATGCAATAGAGAAACCAATAATCAATGCAATTATTAGTATCTCACGCCAGTATTTGCCTATAAGCTTTATGAAAGCGACGAAATCAAGCTTCTTCAGAAGTTGAACGACCGCCGCGTAGCTTGACGATAGAATCGATAACACTTTGTGTCCCTATGTAAAGGCCGCTGATTAGAACCCAATCAGAGCTTGAAAGAAAGCCAATACCGGCTAGAACAGTTGCTGTTGTCCATACTAATAGTTTTCTAGAGACTAGTTTGTTTAGCCCCCAGTCAACGAGTGCTTTTTGTACCATGATTTATACCTCTAGTATAAATAGTCACTGATTTACAAAAGCAAAACCATCTTTACTAGCGATTTCAATTGTCGTATCAACTACATCTTTCAAGCTATCAAGGTGCGAAATAACCAAAATTGTTCTAAATTGAGTTTTTAGCAAATCAAGAAGTTGAGTAAAGGTTTGAAGATGATTTTCATCAAGTGCAGTACCCGGCTCATCTAAGATCATTATGTCTGACTTTGGAAGATTAGAAACTTGAAGTAGAGCCAAACGAATAGCCATAGCGGCCATAGTCTTTTCGGCACCGGAGGCCATTGAAAGCGGCCTTGGGTCTTGGTCAACATGTTTGATCATGATGTCCAGTTTATCTCCTTCCTCTTCAAAGAATACGTTGAACTCTGTGAGATTTGAAAGGATCTTGGTAATCTCATCATTTACAACCGGAAGTTGCTTCTTAATAATGTCATAAGCAATACCATTTGAATGCATACAGCGCATGAAAAGCTCGTATGCTGAGAATTCTGTACGCAGTTCTGCTAGCTCATCTTTTTGAGTTGTTAGCATTTCTAATTTCTGTTCAGCAGAACCAATTCTGCGATGAATAAGGACCAGCTTGTCTGTGCAGTCTGTATGTGAACGCTTTGCATCTTTCAAAGATACTTTTAGTTTGTTCAGATTTATCATTAGGGATTGGGCATTTTTTATTTGCTCTTTCGTCTGTTCGTATACTTCTTCCTTTTGCCGTAGAGAACCTAGCTCATCTTGAAGTTTTGTTAGATTGAAGTTACCACGTTCGATGTAAAAATCTAGATCCTTGATCTCTTTTACAAGTTCTTCCCTACGGGCAATGATTGAGTTGTACTTATCCAAATCAGCTTGAATGCTATCTGGCTTGTATTCGGAGAGTTTATCTGTCAACTGCTGGATCTTATCCTTTGTCTCGGTAACAATAGTTGAGGAACCAGAAGCATCGCGAATAAACTTACACTTAGGAAACTGAGTACCGCATGGAATTCCTTCTAGTAAACTTGCTTTGCTTGAAGCTAGCTTTACCTCTCTTTCCATTTCGGACATCTGTTCCCTTAGTAACTTAACGTTTTCTTTGCGTACAACCAAGGATTGATAATCGTAGTTAGCAATAAAGGCCGTGATCTTTTCAAGAAGTGTTTTCTTTTCCGCCAACGACTTTTCATTTTCTATCACTTGACCTTCGGTAGTCAAAACATTGAGGTTGGTCTTAGAAATAAGATTACGAAGTTCTGCTCCATCAATCACTTCAGTTGAGCAAGCATTAACTTGTTCTTCAAGAGTTTTGATTTCATTTTCTAATTCTTGTACTCTTGCTTCAAGTATCTTGCATTTCTCTAGACAGTCCGATAGCTCTTGTTCGCTATTTGTTAGCTCAACATGGGCATTATCAATCTCGCCATCAAAATTACGGCCTTCCAAGCGACGGAGCGCACCTTTTAGATCGGAACTATCATCTTTGGCTAGTCTAAACTTCTTTTCGAAGATTTCCAAATCTAAGAACTTAGCAATAATCTCCTTGCGCTTTGTACTGCCTTCGCGTACAAACGAAAGACCATCAAGCTGGCTAGACATGGACGTATTCAAGAAGTCATCGAATGTACCGAAGATACGACGAATGTTGTGGTCGGTTTCAACTCGGGAAACACCATTCATTGATTCTTTAGTATTGGTGACTGTGCATTCTTTCACAAAGTCAAGCTCTGCCTTGGCTTCATCAAATACTTCAGACTTTGCTTTCTTCTTGTACTTTGTTAGCGAGCGTTCGATTGTATAAATGTCAGTGTTGATAGCGATTGTTGCGACACAAGAAGCAAAATTCTTCTGTTGGTTGATAACATTAAAGTTCTTACGTTCATTCTTCGAAGTTGTGTTGAAGATAGTGAATAATAGTGAGTCAACAATGCTAGACTTACCGGAGAAGTTCTTGCCAAAGATACCGACAATACCTGATAAATTTTCGAAATTGATCTTGTTATTCTCGCCGTAGTTGAAAAGATTGCTCCATTCCAAAGACTTGATTTGCCAGTTGATGTTACGACCAACCTCTTCGGTTTCCTCTACGATAGCAGAGTATTTCTTGTTTAGTTCAAGAACCTTTTGAATTACTTCTTCGGTGCATTCGTAGTCTTTCAGATAATCCCGAATGAACTTCTCTAGAATTGCTGGGTCTCGTAGGTTCTCTTTTGGCACATTTGTGATTGCGTTTGAGCCTAGACCACGCTTGTTATCAGCACGCGAAAGGAAGGTAACGCTTTCAGGGCTAAACTTATGCTTTGCTAGTTCTACTGCCCTGTTCATTTGCTGAACGGTAAGATTGAATTCGCTAGCTAGCCTAACTCTTGCACCCGAAGGAACTACGACATTCTTAGGTAGTTGTCCCTTGGATGTAAGATTGACCGTGACAAATGGCCTTGGATTATGGATTTGAATGTGTGTACAATCAAAGTCGTCCTTGCTTCGAATATCCCAAAGCAAATAGCCTTTATCATTTGTTTCACCAAAGTTCTGTTGGATAGTAGAACCGGGGTAACGAACTTTACCTTCTGTATCTAGAACTTGGTTGGTTTTGTGAATGTCACCAAGCAAAGCGTAATCGTGATCAGAAAAAATGCTGAGATCATGGTCTCCTCCTTGCATAGTCCAGCCTATATCAGTCTGGACCCCTCCAATAGCACCGTGATAAAGCGCAATGTTGATCTTTGATTGATCACTTGGCTTTACCCATTTATCTTCGTCAAAAACAGAAAGAACATTCAGAGTAAGTAGATCGTTCACCACTACTTCGCCAGAGTTCTTCAGAAGATGCAAGTTGGAATGCATCAAGGCTTGCACGATTGGGGTAATCGCATCTTGACGATTTGAATTCTTTAGATTGCCGTCGTGGTTACCAAGGATAACGTATGTTGGGGCAATGTTAGCAAGATTGCTCAAAAAGTCACTTGCCAACTCAAAGTACTCAGGAGATAGCTGTGTCTTTGTGTGAGCAATGTCACCACAGTGTATAATATAATCTACTTTCTGTTCACGCAGCTTTGAATACAAATCTTGAAAAGCTGCTTTGTACTCAAAGTGATACTTATAATTTCGGATGTGAGTATCCGAAATGTGGGCAATGCGAATGCTCACACAAACTCCATTCTATGCTTCTATTATAACGCGGCAGGGACGGAAGGTCAAGCCACTACACTGTCAATTTTGTATTAACCGTACAATCGAATAGCAGGTTATTTCTTGACTGCGTGTCCTTCGAATTGTTGAGCCAGATATCTTTCTAATTCCTGTGTCGCATTCCAATCGCCAATTGGAGTTTCATCTTTCATTCTTCCAAGTGCAGTAACAAGATGTTTCATAAATGCTGCTTCAACGTTATCATCTACAATTTTACTAACATTGTCGTCAACATTCAATCTGTCTAAGCCTGACTGTGTTTTGAAACTGTCATCTGCTGAGTACATGTTTTTTACGAAATCAAATGTATCTTTTGCATCTTTTATCATATTGTAAACAGTCGAAGCACCCGGAGGTAATAAGCCTTTTAGGTATTCAGTGACTTTCTCGGCTGCTAACTTACCAGTTCTTTTCAATTCGATTGCTTGTAAAACTTTCTTAAGATCTCCATAAGTATTGATTTCGGCAGGCCCAAGATCAACATCAATCTTTTGTTTTGCCTGATCGACGATTTGCTTTCCTTGAGAAAATACTTGTCTTATCTGTTGAACTACTGAATCTATTTCATCAAGTCTGTATCTGTCCCATCTTTCAAGAATAAGTTTCATATCATTTTTCATAATGAAACTCCTTAGCTCATGGTTTTTGCTGTGATATTTGTGTCTGGCTAGCTTGGACTTGTTTATCAAAAGTTTTGTATAAAAGTGCCAATACTTGTTGAAGTTTAGGTCGGATCTTTACCAAATCAACATCTGGCATGGAAGCTAATTGTTCTATTTTAGTTTTAATGTCTAAAATAATTGTTCTTTCCTGTGGACTAAACTCAGTATTTCCTGCACCCTTTGCCTGAACAATTTGCGCTTTTTTCAAGGTAGAAGCCGAGGTACCTTGGGTTCCTATTTTCGAACTAATTGGATTTGCTGGCTTTGCAGCCGGTGCAGCCGGTGCAGAAGGAGCGGTAGCAGCGGCAGGAGCTATCTGTTCATTGCGACGAGCCTTGGATGCCTCAATCGCTCCAATTTGAGCTAGTGCTTTTTTCTTGGATGGATGAGAACCTAGCTTCTTCTTTCCTTTCGAATCGTAGACGTTCCATTCATCATCTTCGTGTTTCAACATTTCTTCCAACTCAATCTCGATAGCAGATCCAGTATGACCAGCATCGCGATGTGCAAGCTCAATTCTATCTGATAGGTAATGTTTTACTATGCTTAGATAATCCGATGCTTTGGTAATCTTTGATTGGATCCAAGCAGGAAGTTGGTCAGTATCTTTAAGCATGTCAGTCAAATCACAAGCGTATCGGGAAGCCTTCAGCAACTGTAGACGAGCCATTTCTCCTTCGTAATCTGGATCTCCGAGCATGTCGGGTGGTGGAAGTTCTTGACCATGATAATTGACCAATTCAATCTCTTGTGGTTGCTCTTGTCCCATTCCCATTTCATTCATTACTTCATCGAGGGTTGGACCTAGTTCTTCTAACATAAGCTCTTTGATCCGTTTACTTGTGATTTTCATCTATTCTCCTTTGTTTAGAAACTAAACATTTTCGTAAGTAAATAGTTGGATTGATCGATAAATGAGGCTTCTTTCTTACGAAGTTGGAATTCTTGCTTTGTCATTTCACCAACATCGTTGAAACCATCAACATCTACCATGTATACTTGGTTACCGTATGTCAGAAGCATCTCTAGAATGTCCATCTCTTTCTTTTTGGCATCTCCATCAAGCGCAAGATAAACCGTAGCATTACGCTTGATAATCTCTTGAAAAAGTTTTGAGTTCTCTGTAAGTGTAGACCCAAGCAATGGAACAGCATTATCAGCTTTGATTGCATCGAATACACCTTCGACCAACGTTATAGGCTTGTCCCAATCAACGTAAAGCTCATTGAAGATAATGTTCCTTGATGCTTGTGGATTCTTATACTTTGGGAATGCACCAGTGAACGAACGTGAGATAAAGTAATTTACCCATCCATCATTGTTGAACGAAGGTACGACAATACGGTCATAATAGGGTCCAGAAGGGCACCAGCCTATCTTCCACTTCAGGATGTCTTCTCTCGTTATGCCGCGCTCGTAGAGGTATTTGAGAGGCTTTTCAGAGCCGTCTATAAGGGTTCTGTTGGCGAGCGATTCGAACTCTTCGGGAAGGTTGATAATGGTCTCAAGTTGTGGCTTCTTCGTTTCGAATAGCTCTTCGAACTTGGACAGATCAACATCATTTTCGTGCAGAGACCATTCTTGCTTTGCGTCAAATGAACCAAACTGTCTGACCAGCCGACCGATACTCTTACCAGTAGCGTTACAAACCCAGCATTTATAAACGTTCTTATCGAAGTTCACGCTGAGCTTGTGCTTGTGGTGTTCACAGAATGGACACTTGTATAGGTACTCTTCGCTTGACCGGCGAGGAGATCCGAGTACATCTGTTAGGATTTGTTGTTTTGTTCGCATAAAAAGCCTGCCTTTGCAATGATGATCGAGTCAGCCTTATCGTATGATTCAGGCTTGACGGAACCCGTTCTGGTTAAGGATAACACGAACGAAGGTTCATTGTCAACCAAGTGCTTTAGCACGACTTCTTTAGCTTTGACGCCCTTTTCTATCTTTATACCACAGATCTTACGGGCAGAGGTAGCAGCGATGTATTCAGGTTTATGGCCAAATACTTCAAAACAAATCCAGCTTACCGTACCATTGAAGGACGATAGCGTTGACAAAGTTTTGGCAGATGAAAAGCCTGTGCTAAATGATTGCAACGACTTTTCAATGTAGACCTTTTTGATGTTGTATTTTTTTGAAAGCTCAATGATCTGCTTTTTTACATGCGAAGCCTTATCAAAGATACAGTCAAACTTATTCTTATTCCTGAAGTCCCAAGCATCATTGACGATTATGGAGCCTTTGTCGTCTATAACCGTGAAGCCTGTAATACTTGTCGAAATGTCTAATCCAAGAATCAGTTGCCACCCCGCACGGGGTTTACATCAACATAGTCAATTTGCACCATTCCAAGGCTAGCAAATTGACCAGCCATTTCTGGGTGGCTTTGAACTATTTTAGCAAGTGTATCAACGAAACCCTGCTCGGCTTGTGTAAAACCTTCAGTTGGCTTACCATCTCTCATTTTTGCTAATTTGACCTGTAAAGCCATTGTAGCTTCTTCGGCATTCACTTTAGATTTCAAGTCTGGTTTAGAGTTTATGTAATGTTGTAATGCACCCAATAAAGACTTTGGAGAGACTTCCGCTTTCGCAACTTGAGTTGTAGTTGTGGTATCTGTTGGTCCTGCTGCTTTGGCTGGAGTTCCCCCAAGAGCACCGAGGGCAAGTCCGCCTATCATGGCTGCGCGGCCAAGTTTCTTTCCTACACCTCTAGCAAAATCACTGATGCCTTCGTCCATTGGAGGGGCGTATGCATCAACCATTGCAGAATGGGCATCTTCTAATTCTGCCAATTCTTCAGGAGTGAAGCCGGAATTATCTTCGTTAATAAGATACCTATTCCAACTTTCCATAATTAATTTCATAGAAGACATTTTTTTCCCTCTGTATAAATAGTATTTTAGATATTACAAATCCATCTTAAGTTTGAAAGTGAAATCCCTATCAGTTGTTTTTTTGATTGGCTTTGCCAATTTAGCAACTGCAATTAGATTTTCATTCTCATCGTAGATACCGATTTTAGAAATAAAGACTTGCTTTTCATAACTAGCAGTTTGTTCCACATATGAGGAAGTAATGATATTTTTTATATCAAATTCTTTCTCTTTATATTCAATTGTGCTAAAACTTGCAATGCTATCAAATTCTTGACCATGTTCCAAGAATGTTGGATTATTACTATGATCTAGCTGGCCAGCTTCGGCAGTACAGAGCATTGTGATATTTGGCACAAAGTTAGTACCATCAAAATTTATTTGATAGCTAGATGAAGCTTCGACGCCACTTACATTTCCATCAAATAAACCTGTACCAAAATAAATCCATTTTGGCTCGTCGGCAACACCAATGGAATCAGGGTAGTCATATAGTTGATTAGTAAGATCCCAAGCACCTGTGATAACAAAGAAGCCTTCGTCGTATAACACTACACCCGCTACCGATCCAGAGCCAGATGAACCACTTGGACCAACTTGGACCAAACTGCCATTTTTATAGATATCTTGTAATTCTCCGATTAGAGTACCAGAGATATAATATTTTAGACTAATCGAACCTTTAGTAAGTTTGGAACCATAGAAGATATTTGGAACAGAAATTAAGTTTAAAGGTAAAGTTGCTTTATCACCTAGCATACTACTACTAAATGCATAATATGGGTTTTTATTCTTGTAATAATTCAAAGTATTTTTCAAAGAAGTAATTCTAGGTCTATCTGAATTAGACGAATGAAATTGCCTCTTCAGACTAGATGTTAACGGATAAGTTCCAGTTATAGCTTGTCCGTAAGAATATCTTGTAGCAAATTCAGTGTCGCTAACGTCGCGGAAAGCAACCATAGAATTTGATTTTACTACATATGGATAAATAAAACCAGTAGTTACAGAACGATCTACGTTTTTTTCGAATAGTGAAAGCGTACCGGTAGTAGAAACTACAGAATCAGTAAAAGAACCAGACTGAGGTCTCTTCTTATCATAGTAGACAGTACCGTTATATACAAAAAACTCTTGCCGAACTTCGGATTCTATTTGATTTACAAATATGTCATTTGTTTTAAAACTATATAACGGCACATCATACCCCTTTTAGTAATCCAATCTAACTCTTAATGTCAATTCGTTAGAAGGATCTTTTCTTAGAGGTTCCGATAGCTTAGCGACAGCAAGCAATTCTCTATCAGCAGAATATAGTCCAATCGAAGTGACATATGATACTGGCGGGTCTGTTCGCTTAGACTTAACTCTGATTTGGCTGCTAGATAGGTATGTTGGATTTGAACTATAATTGAATTCATTGTGGTTAACTCGGCAGAAATAAACAGTAGAGTTTAGTTCTGTAGTGTTATTAAATGATAGATTATAAATTCTATTTCTTAAGAAGGCCGAACCGGATTCAATAGTTTGTGTTGTTATAATCGTATTAATAGAACCACCAGAACCCGAAACATATCCAGTTGGGGCTACAGTAGAAGAACCGGTTAGTAAACCACCTTCAGCGTTAGAGTAGAACAGATATTGAGGATTTAGCAAAACAACACCAGCTTGATAGTATAGTAACCCAACTGGCTGGGCAGACGCACCACCAGCTTGCTGTGAAGCGGTCGCAAAGACCTGTGTTGTACCAGAACTAGAAGCGTACAAAATACCATATTCTCCCGCTGGGGAATTGGTACGATAAGTATTTGCTGCTCCAGAATCTGTAATGATTAATCTCTTGGAAAAATCTGAAGGGGCGTTGTAGGTACCAGAAACACCAATCTCTAAGGAAAAGGTGCCTTTTTTAATTTCATCTTTTACCAGTAAACGAGAAAGATTGATAAAGAATGCATTATCAATTTTACCTCCAGTAGTAAAATCACCGTCTTGGTCAAATCTACGCACAGTACCGGTTACGTCAAAACCTGTCAATACTTGAGCCATTTGGTTATATACAGCAGCTTTTTTGGCTTGTTGTATTGTTGTTGAAGAATACAAGCCAGATTGTGCTGATTGGCCAAAGGTTATATCAAAAATATGATTTGCTGACGACGAAAGATATGGGTAATCGTATACTGACTGGAACATTCCATGAGCATACGATTTGATGTTGTTATCGGAATAGGTACCAGAAATTATAGATCCAGTTACAGGAATAGCTTCGTGTAATAAAGTTCTAGTATTTGCGGTATCGTTAGAGGTGAATGATTTATATACGCTTGCCATGTTATGTTCCTATAAAGTTATTTCAGATACTCTTAATAAATCTGATTGGTATTTCAACCTTGTATCCCGTGGTAAGACCTTCAACTCCAATGTAAGTATCGATATATCTTACCGACACTCCTTCAACGGTTGTAGTACCACCTAATTCTGTGAATAAACTGTTCGAATCTCTTAAGTTTAAACTAGCAGCAATTTTGAAAGATAATATAGTACCTCTTGGACCAGCGATAGTTTGAGTACTGGCGGCTACTTTATTATTAGTATTCTGTCTAACAAAATTACTATTGTTAGTCAATGACAAGAAATATGATGCTATTCCATCGTCATCAATATAATTTACTGAGGCGGGGCTAGTTGAGCCATTATTTGTGACTGAAGTAATAAAACCCAAATCATTGTGCATCTTCAGTAAATACTGCGTTTCTCTCAAGGTTGGCTGCAAATCGACAGTTGGAGCCACGGCAGAGTTATCGATTCCTTGATCTAAGCGAATGAATGCTGCGTTGTCTTGTGGCGCATATCCATTTAGAATTCCGGTAGCAGTTTGCAGAGATAATTGCGAAGTGGTCAAATCGCTTGTAACCAAGAACACACCGCTAGAGTGTTTTTCATTACCCTTGCCTAGCTCATTCAATTTAATAACCGGAAGATAAAATAGGTCATTCCTGTTCACAGAGATTAACTTTGATTTCAAGAATGAAGTATTATTTGTAAAGGCTTCTAGAATTGGTGTTTGTTTAATTGATAGATCGTAATAAGCAGAACCACTAGGGTGTGCGGAATTGAAAAGTGAATAATCTATCTCATCATCTCCTAATGCAAAGGCAGTGATCTGGAAGCTACCATCACCTCTAGCCAATCTCATACGTCCAACGTCTGTTAATACTGCATCTAATATAATATCACCGGAGTTATCTAGAAATGCCATCTTAAAATCCTTTACTATAAAATAGTTTTCTGTTTATAAATAGTAACCAAAATGCTTTTTTACTTATTTCACTTAAGTACGAGTGGAAGTCAATCCAGTTGGTTGAGCAGGACCAGTATCGCAAGTAGTTCTTTCATCTATTATGTTAATAACGGGATTAATGTTAATATCTAACTTACGCCCACTCTTTAGAGAAGTCACCCTAATTTTAAATCTCTTGTCCCACAAACTGTGCTCAATTGAAGTGTCTGCTTGATAATCTTTAAGTACATCAAAAGCCGAGGTTGCTCCTTCCGTTATCTTCTTTTCGCCAAATAGAAGCGGGCTAACGTGTGAAAAAGTAGGATTAAGAATTAAAAATCTCTTCATATCTCTTGAATTAGCCATAATATCGGTTGTTATGAATTCAACTGTTCTTATTACGGGATAAGTAGCACCCGAATCACTTACTAATTGAACTTCGAAAATTCTTGAAGGATTGGAAATATTACCAGCCTTATCAACAGAACGGAACAGATAATAATATTTTTGATTTGGTAGAAGAACTTCATCAAATGAAGTTGAGTTGGAATAAATCCTATCATCTATTTCTTCATAAACAATCGATTGCAAATAATCTGTCTTTGTTCTCTTGTTTGTTTTGTGCTTACGATATGTCGAAGAAGCAAAGTCTTCAAAGCCACGAGGATGGTATTCTATTCTAAATGATTCATAATATCTTATATCATCATCGTTAGAAAACTCTAGTAATTCATTTTCATCCAATGATCTTGCAGTTCTAAGATTGTTATAGTAGTCGTAATCACTGGACAATATTGGAACAAATTTAGTTCTATACTGTCCTTCCATTGTATTGAGGTTGATTAGAATTGTATCAGAAACATCTTTATATGGTATGAATTGCACATCTGGTGCTATTGGCAGAGAGTTATTTACTTTTGCACTAGCAATAAAGTATGGAACTTCGAAAATTACAGGTTTTGGTAGAACAGTAGCCAACATTGTAATTTTACATTTCTGCTCTATAACATCACCCGGTATGCAATCACAAGAAATCTCAAATTCTCCTTCTTTGATTTCTTGTTGATCTGCGATGTAACTATTAACTCTTGCTTCTAATGCCATACTATCTGGGCATTCTGATACAATCTCTTCGTATGTAATTGAAGTTTCTGCTTCTAAAGCATCTGTACCGTAATCAACTCCCACGTTTAGTAACAATTCAAGAGTAGCTGAATTGCCGAAAATTCCTCTTGGAATATTCTTGGTTATTACATTATTAGTTCCAAAATTGCTCTGAATTCTTACAGCCGCGACAAATAACATAAAGTCTACTAGACTGAATTCTCCTTCCGACGATAAATTATCGAAATAGTTGTCAATTGTTACTGCAATCTCCCCGGTATTCGGGTCTAGATTCGGGTTTCCGGTTTTGAGGGCAAGTAGTTCCATTGTTTCAACAAATTTTGCCCTTGCATCCTCTACGTCTTGTTCGTTCAAGTTATTCAAGTCTTTATTCAACCCAAATTTTGTCATCAAAGCATCATTAAGTGGTCGATCAATGTCACCGGCTGCTATAGTTGGGAACTCAAAAATGTCGGTTGTCTTGGACATTTGAATTATAAGAGTACACGGATCTTCTTCGCCAGTGATAATCGGTGTTGGTTCAACCGGTTCAACAGGTTCGGATGGCAAGAACGCTTCTGGGCAGTTACACTTATTGGTGAATACGAGATACCCTTTCACTGCGAAGGTTCGAATTAATGCCAAAATCATTGTTACAGTTTGAGGTCCAAATTTAGCCATGTAAGTACCATCTAAACTATAAAACAATACTTTAGTTATTTGCTCGGATATTCTTATTGATTCGCTATAAGCCTTTGCGATATCACCGTATTTAGGTTCTAATACTTCAGTAATCGCTTTATCACTTACAGTAGCTTTACAAGTAACAATTCCATTAACACAGCCCCACGACGTTGCTAGAGCTGAAGTAATTTGTGGAACAACTATTTGTAAACTCTGCTTTAGTGCTTCTAGATATGGAAGTCCCTGTGTTAATAATCTATAATATTCAAGTAGTAATAAGTCATAATATGCCAAAGCTGCATTGGTCGTAGAAAGAGTCCCTTGCGTCGGACTTACAACAACAGGTCCGGAACTGCTAGTCTGTGCTGGGCTAGGAGCACTAGACAAAGAACTAACATTTTGTGTTGGGCTAATCGTCAAAAGTGGAAGTTCGCCATATTCGTCGCATGGTGTATCTTGAGGTGGACGTGGTGGACGTGGGGGCGCATCAGGTGGGGGTGGGGGTGTTGGTTTCTTTAGTTTTATTCTTCCAAGATTTGAATAAAAATACTCGTTACCCAATACAAGTGGGTAAGCATAGACGATATACACATAGTCTTTATTTGATAATATCTGAGAGTCTACATAATTAACAACTTCTTCTTCGGTAGAGTTAAAGAACCAGTAATTTTGGATAGGTGTCCCAAGTTCGCTTCTGAAATCGTCTAGACCTTTCTCAATAAGATCGGTAGTATCATAAACAAAGTTTGTAGTTGCCTGCTGGATCGCATACTTAGAGATTTTATATGCAACGATTTCTTTGTAAGGTGCTTCGCCGGAAACCAACTGCGTATAATTTCTAGTATATGTATCAATTATCTGGTTGACATGATTAGTCAATGCAACTAACCGTAGCCTCTTATTATAATAATTACTGGTTTTTATCGCATTTTGAACCGATTCATTCGCGACGGGACTAACAAAGGCAGTACCTGTTGGTAACTGTTCAAAAGATAGATCTCGTATGTTATCATAAAATTTCATTATCCATTCATAATAATCCCAACTGTTGAGATTATCAAAAGGCTCTTCAGCCGTCACAGAAATATTATATTTCCGGCCTCGTTTGTTAAAATATCCTTGAACTTTTTTGAAACTAACATAATCATTTGAGATATCCTGTGGGGGTATCTCAGAAATATGTCTTAGTAATGCACCATCCATTCTTTGTTCTTGTATAACAGAATTAACGACTTTTGTTTTATCTAGATCAAATTTTATATTAGTGTAATACGGCATTATTGCCTGAAATGGGTAAAATCTATTCACCAACGGTAGTGTTGTACCGGGAACTAATAGATTTGTTATATCAGATTTTTGAATAAAAAACTTTAATTTTCTATCCATACATTCAATCTCGTTTCTTAGTTTCAAGACAACTGGCACAGTACCCTTATTTGCGGCAAGAGCATAAACGTTAGCCAATTTAGTTTCAGTTATATCATTGATCGCAACGTATTCTTCATATTCTGGTGGGTAGAAATTATATTCAGAATCAAGTGTTGCTACAGGGAAGCCCTGTTGTGTTCCTGCTCTAACTTCAGAAAGATTTCCATCTTTTGCTATTTGAGATTCGAAATAATAATCCTCAAATAATATAACTTTTAATTGTGATAATTCTTTTGTACGACCTTCTAGTTTTTTCTTAAGATTATAACCTAGAAGTTTTATCTCTTCAACACTAAGCTGTTGTAATCTTTCAGCAGTAGGTAAGCCAGCATCAGATAATAGCAAAGCATATAAGGGAGTTTTTGGAAGTCTATGGTAGGTTTGACCCCTTGACCCAAAAAAACCAGATTCAATTTCTTGCAGTCTTAGAGTATCAAACCCAAAAATTGTTTCATATGTTTTGGAGTGATCGGCGTAATCTTCTCCAAAAATATATCTATACCAACACTTTTTACACTCTGGATATGGACCAAAATATTCCGTTTTTGCGACAAGTGTGACAGGAGTTATTCTTACTGAAGCAGGAATTCTCTTAGAAGTATAAAATTTATATGTTTTTCCCAGTCTTAGTTTGAAAGGTAATTCAATGTCTCTTTGAAATTTTAATATTGTTTGTTCGCGATCATCCGTAAGATTCCAAGTAGCAGATGTAAATTCTGCATCGGACGAGGGTGGGTTAGGAGTGTGGATAAACTGAACTCCATCTGAGGTGGCCTTTGGCTTCTGGAACCAATGATTTCCGATAACTCTACGGAACCTATCTATTGCTTTCCTAGTAGTACCTGCTACTTCTACAGGTTGTATCGCTACGTTTGTAGCATCTGAAGTAGCATAATTATTCTTATTAATAAAGATATACTTTATAGTTGTATCCATATCACACCGAGATAAATTGCATTGGGGTTGAAATTGGTTTGCTAGTCGCTGCTTCAACCGTTTGAGTGATCTGGACTACGCTTTGCTCATTGGTATTCAAATTTTCTTCCATGTCCATTTGACCGGATAGAGTTCTTATATTATTAGGCAAGTTTACTGTACCCCTTTGACCAATCAAAAAATAATAATTATAAATTTTATTCTCAAATTTAGTATTATCTATGCCTAGTTGATCATCATTAATAAGTAGTAATCTACACAGCATTATCTTTGATACATCTAAATTGGAGAAATTTAGATCTTCCCACTTAACATTATAAAGATTTTCAATACTAGCAACCTGTATCTTAGCTGTAACATTCATAAAATTTGAAATAAATGTATGATTTTCAGGGCTAGAAAGTTTCTCAAATCTCTCTAAATTACTAAATTTTGAGTTTGTCTGTTCCTTAAGGACAAAAGATTGATAGGAAGGAGGTAACTTCTCAACTGGCACTGTGGCTAATATTTGCTCTAATGCTTCATTAGTCATGCTATCTTTGGATAGCAGAGTGCTGTATCCAGATTCTAAAAGTGCATCAAAAGTTGAACTTAGACCATTTTTTTCAAATGAAAGTGGTATTCTTTGTTTGTCGTCGAGGTCGTCAATTCTTAAAAAGTTGTCTTGTTGTATTGGGGTATTAATAGAACTTCTTTTTGCATTCTTCTTAGTCTTTGAGGATGAGTAACTTGGTAATTCTTTAGATAAATCATAATCATTTCCAACTGATTGTATCGAGAATAAAACATCGTCCAAGGATTCGATAGAAGGCTTATCCTTGCCGTTACCAGTTGGTTTATCCGATAATAGAAGTCTTGTATCATTTATCTTAGTTTCTAATCTTTCATCGAATGTATCAGTCGGATTAAATATCACTTCGTTACCGGGACCATACACTTTTATGGGAGTTAAATTAAAAGTTGCTTTTTCCAAAATTTGTGATGTATTTACGCGTTGTTCATTCTTCAAATCATCATTCCAGAATTTTAATACTTCTTGTTTACCTCTTGTAATAAGATTTTGCTTCGTTAACAGAGGTCCAGTTAAGCTATTTATCTCCTGTGCTATTGAAGGTATCAAAAACTCAATCCCTATGCTTGAAGCTTTAACAATTTCTGTTTTGAAAAAATATTGTTTAACATACTCGGCTTTTACTTTGTTACGATCAGGAGTTGTTTCGTCTTCTTGTGAAAGAGTTTTAGACCCAGAAAGCAAAGAACTTAAAGTTGAATAGAATGTGTGTAAAACTTTCAAATATGTTTCGTGGTCATCCGAGGTTGCTTTTGGGTTGGATAAAAAAGAAAGATATTTTATTATTTCATTCTTGTCATAAATTGCAGATGGTGCTAAAGCAGATACAATTTTCAACATCTTTGAGATTGTTTTTTTATTAAGCTCAAAACATTTGTCAACTAATCTTTTTGGTACTACGCTAGAAGAGCTTCTAGTAGTTTTTATTTCATCAAATAAAACTATGTTATCTTGTAGAGCCTTATTAAAATTATTGCACATTATAGCCAACATTTTAATAGTTGGGTCTTCGACCCCTAATTCAACTTCATAATAGTAGCTTTTATAGCCTTCATGCATATCTACTAATTTAAAAAATCTATTGTTTGTTGAGTTAAATGGTAATTCTTCGAAGTAAGAAATATTACCAATTTCGCCATCTTCTTTTTCTTTACGAATTGCTATTTTTTTAATTACTCTTTCTTCGTTATCTTGTGTTTCTACAACAAGATTTTCTCTGGTCTCATCATATGGATCAATTTTTCTTACATTTAAGTATTTGATTTTTGCAGATCTATAAATAGCCAGATTTACCATTGAAGTAATGAAACTATTTTGCCTGACTAAATTATAGTAATCTATGCCAAGTATCGTGCTTGTCATAGAGGGATTCATTTGCGATGTCCAACTATTATAAATTATATTTCTAGAGTTAGAACCAAAAGTAATCAAACTATAAAGCTTATCCGAAAACACAGATAAAATTCTTTTATAGATTTCTTCGTGTCTTACATTATAAATCGGCGTACCACTGGCAGGCGAACTAGTGGTACCCGGTTGTAGAGTTCCACCTGATGGGCTAAAGCCAGGAGGAGGAGTGAATGCTGGACCAGTTGTGCTTGTTTGTAGAGTACCGACAGGGCCACGTCCGGGAGGTAGCGACGGATTTGGACTAGCCGTAGTTGGAGGTATAATACTTAACAGATATCTTCCATTCTGTTTAATATCCAAAAATCTTATCTTACTTCTTATCGTATTCGATAGTACATCTTCCATCTTCATATCGGGAAATGCATTTCGTATTTGTTTTGGGTCTAAATATGTATAAGCAAAAATTGTTAAATTTTCAACTTCTTTTACGTTTAGAGGAAAAATAAGTTTTTTTACGAATTTATATGCCCTAGAACTTGTACGGAGACTTCCCTTATTTTTAAACTCAACAGGGATTAAATCTGGTTTTTTCTTGCTAATTTTAGCATCTTCTGCTAAGTCAACAGTTGTCATATGGATTCCTATATTCTGGAATCCTGCCCAAGAAGCTCCTTTGGTGGCCACGTTCTTAATGACTACATCCAACTCCCCATGTTTGATCGCTTGTATAGCTCTAGAATTTGTCACCGCCAACACAACAGTCTTAAACATATTTTCAGGCTTGATCGAAGGAGCGTGACAGCAAGCTTCGCATTCTGGATCGAAGAAGAACGTTCCTTTAGGTTCTCTAGGCACTTGTGATACGTTCGTGTTTCCTTTTGGATCTTCAGTATCATCTAGTGGGTTTTCCGAATTTCCACCATCAGGTACAAAATCTGTTAATATACAAGGTGATGCTTCATCTTCCGACACTGGGTCGTACTGCTCCAATTCTATGGTGATACCTCCATCATCAGTGACGATGCTGGAAAAATAGGGAGCAGAAGTTTCTAGTTCTTCTTCAGGAGTTTGTGGTATCACAAGCATTCTCCACCTCCATCTGAGCAGTTTGAGGCTGGAGTGACAACCGAAGTTGAAGTTCCATTGTTAAAATCTTGTATAGGTTGATTACTATATGAATTAGGCTTTATTACACCACAATCAATATCATAGTTAAGCTTAAAGTTATATCCTTTATGCTGTAGATTTCCAACGAGACCACAAATTGTATCTTTTGGAATTTGGGAATCTAGTTGGAGTGAAAAGTAATAGTCAACAGAATCTGGATCAGGATTTGATTGTGCATCAACTACAAGCGAGGAAAGTTTCATCGCTTCAGCATCTTCCAATAGATACCCGTCCTCATTGACAACTTCTGGGCTTGTTATCATTTTTAATTGTTTCAATTCTAATGTGTCTTCATTAATTATCTCAAATACTTCTATTTTGAAATTAATATTATCATATTCTACGTTATCTTCGGATAAGTCTAAAGCTATAAATTTTGGATTTGTCACTAAATATGTTCTATCAGGAAAGAGGTTTGAACCAATAGAAGTAATACCATTAGGTTTTATAAACGAAGAACGAGAATTAAAAGAATTTGCATCAGGACTATCAAAGTTAGAAACAATATCATATAAGACACCAACATCTTGTTCTAGATTTACATTAAGTTGTGGTATCCTAACGATGCCATAATTTGTATTTCTAGTCGTGCTCCGAACTGAAGTAAATTCTGATCTTAACATTGTGATATTAAATCTTGGTGTCTTACTTGTTTGCGTCCTGACGGTACCTAATTGGCTTCTTACCAAGAACTCTTTAGCTCTTGCATCTTGTGAAAACCGAACAGAATTGGACATTTTTTCTACTTTAGATTTAATTTCAATTTCTGTCATAGAATCAAGCGGATTAGAGTAAGCTGGTACTTCTTCCTCAACTGACCTATCATATTCTTCAAAATAATCTTTCGCTTCTTTAAGTCTGGTGTTCATTTTAAGATAAGGCGTTTCATTGAGGACTCTATTTTCAATTTCTTTCTGTTCTTCACTAGTGATACCAGTAGTACGACTATCATACAAAACTTCATCATCAGAAAATGAATAATATTTTGGAGTAAACTTTCCCCGTGATAGAAGGTATTTACCCCATTCTGTAACCTCAATGTCTAAGACTTCTTGTTTAGAATCAAAAAATTCAGCCATTATAAAATCCTATAGTAAGTAGATTGGGGAGTGAAAACTTCTCAAATCTGTTGGTCTACCGGTGTTCCACCTAACGATGATGTTCCGGTAGCATCTTCCTTCTTCTTGGCTATAACTTCTACGTCCATCTTAGCAAATTCAATTAACGAGAAGTAATCATATGGCCAATTATACGAATATTTATCAACTATTTCAGAGTTATTAGAAGAACCAATTTTACTCCTGACTTGTTTTACGGAATTATCTGGTTTTAACGAATCTGCTAATACTTTATCATAATAATTTGTTAAAGCTTTTTGTTTTACTTTAAATATAATCCACTTTATATCAGCAGTAGTGGCAGATGAAGCCTCAGATACTGCAATCGAGGACAGCAATTCAGTGTTTAACAAATCCGATAGTATTATTTCTTCATTCACTTCTACCGTGTTGCTATCTATAGGAGCTAGGTTCTGCCACATATACGCTAGGTCATTCCTTGTAAATGTGTGAGAAAATTCAAATATAAACATAGAGAATGGGTTAATCTCTGGATTGGTATAAAAATCGAAGGTTGGTGGTAAAACATATTTCTTCATTTTATCTACCATTTCAATTACACTTTTACCGGGAATAGGAGAATTTGCAAGAATAGGACTAGTCGGATTATCTGATAGAATTCGTGCATTAGAGTAAATTGTAGGATCAAGATCGAAGAACTTCTTCTGATTATCTCTCTCAAGGAATGGTACAGCAACGATTGCTTCATGTACCGTTCTGGAAGATGCTAGTTTACCCAGCTTGGCGCGCTTCTTACGGAATTGTACTACGTCCAGTAGAGAGCGTACTTGTGATGCTTGTGATCCATATGTACCCGTAAGTTGAGTATCTGTGAACGCTCTATTTCTCATCCAATCGCTATCGATATCAGTTAATTCTAAGAAAATTCCTGTATTTGGATCCGTTGGTATTTTGCCGAATTGGTGCCACATTCCTCTAGCTACAGATTCTGATCCGTATAGAGGGATGGTCATAGTACCTGAACTAATTTCTTCATTAAAATTGAGTATTGGAGTTTCAAATTTTGGTTGTACTATCCAGACTTGATCATTTGATAGTTTATCATCTCTTAGCAAAATAGGATTTCCGGAAATATCATACTCCGCAGATTTGATTTTTTGCTTACCGAATAGGTTTACAGATGCACTAAGTTGCATAGCAAAATTATTAGCATATTCACCATAAGGAGTAGTTTGATATAGTGTACCAGCAGGCCATCCTGATGAAGAATCAATTCTCCAATATCTGATGCTAGCAGATCCAAAAATATCATCTAATGTGTGGCTTGTTGATGTAGGAGTGAAGATGATATCTGCCCATGATTCACCATCGTAATATGGTGGTGTGTATGCCAGATCATACGCAAATAGGCTGTCGGGTCTAAATGCGCTAGTTAACGAACCAGTATCAACGTATTCACGTCCCGCCATTGGGGGTCCAAAAGCTGATGGTCTGGAATACATCGTTAGTGTTTCGTTAAGGCGCGGGCCGCTCAAGCCAGCAACTTGTAGATAGTTGTTTTGAGGCGTTGGATAATCTGATTCAAAAATTCTAGGTGCATTATGACTACGATATATCTTGATTCTCATTGAGTACTTTTTTCCGGGTTCAAATTGTTTAAAAGTACTTTGAGGTTCAGAAACAAGATTTGTTATCTCGCCATCTTCTAAGAAGAAATTAGGTACTTCGGCTAAGAAGTTATTAGCCATTAGCTGGTACAGATTATCTCCCTTACCATCCCAGCTAGCAGTGATATCTAAAGCAGCACTCTGATTTGGTTCCATATCAACAAAAAAAGTATTGCTAATATATCGAACTGGATCGACAAGTGTTTCAAAAGGCACCCTGTAATCAAATCCGTTAACTCCCAAGCTACCAGTTCCAAGTAGATAATATTCTGTTGCACTCCCAATACTTGAAGTATTCTGGTTTGGCATGGTTCCAGTTATATTTGCATTGACTATTTGTACCGTAGTCCTACCAGTTTTAACATTATATATTGGATAATCTACGGCGATACCGGATTTAATAGTGTTATACAGAACTCCCGGTGCAAATAGAGTAGAATAGATAGGTCTAATTTTAATGGAATCATCGGTAGCAGATAAAGAACCAGTATTCCCTCTAGCATAGATAAATGGAGAGTATGAATCGTAGAATTGTTTTGCTAATTCCACAGTTCTTTCGGCTGGGTAGAACCCATCGTATGGTACAAACTTCTTTATTGCCTTTAGCTTTAATTTAATCGTAGTAGCAGTGATCAAAGACATATTTGTATCAAGTTTTTCTAGACCATCATACAAATTATCAAAAAGATCAGTAGTACTATAAATTTCATAGAAGTTATCGTCTGTACTACTGCTTGGTACTGTGTTACTAGCTGTAAGTCTGCTGGCTCCAAAGATATTAAAAATATTTGAATTATTTGCTAAATAATTACCGTTTTGTTCTTTTAGATAAAAATCAATATGATTGGAAATTCTGAACTCTGGAATCAATGAGAATTCTGCGTTTATTGCCTTCCCCTGTTCGTTCCAAATAGCATATGTATCATCGAATGGATTTATAGATTTACTTATAAACGTATTACTTTGTGTTCCTTCCCCAAAAATACCAGCATATGTGTTGGCTTCCCAGAATGTATTACCAGCAAATATCTTACCATTTCCAAGCGAATACGATGGACTCGGCATAGAACCAATATTGCCTAAACTTTGAGTAAAAAGATTATTGACACTTGAGAAAGGAGTAAACGAATGCTTAGCCCCTAGAAGATGCTTCCTACTATACAATGGTGCAATTGTCATTCTGTCTCTCTGTCCAGAGTGAACGTGAGAATAATTATTCTGTAGGATGCCAGACCTGTAGCCAGATCCAGTAGCCTCTGTTGCACCTACGGAAAGAGCAGCATTGGTCGTGAAACCCTCATCGGTATCAAGAGACCAACTACTTTGAGCATAATTAGAAATTTCTTCCGATATAATATATTTTAATTGACTACCTTTTCTGTTTCTATTATTTCTATCATCTCTCCAGAAATTGTTTTCGAAGTCTGTTCTGCCCCGTATTCTTGACAATGTTTGATTTATAGCAGAAGGGTAAACAGTCTGTTCAAAACTAATTTCCAAGAAGGATTGTGGATTGCTCTTAATTACTTCTGCAATCTTATCAATTGTGTCAAAAGTCCTTTTTGGCATTTCAAGTAATAGATTTAATTGTTTATTTGCAAATTTAGCATTTTCATTTGAATCTGTAACGCTTAAAACAAATTTATTGTTAGATCGACTTAACAGAAGTTTTATTGGTCGGTTACCATGAGATACTACAGGTTCAATGAAAGTATAAACAGTACCTTCCGTGTCTCTTCGTACTACTCTAGTATTTTGATCAAATATAATTTCCTCATTCTCGTTTTGAACCAAGTGTGAGATCGTATTGGTAGACTTCAGTTTTCTGATGTATTTCTTATCTGTATGACGAACTTGCGACCAGCTAGACTTAGCAAGTTTACCACCGCGAGTTGCGATGATAGAGTTCAATACATAAGCATTATTGGTGTTTATCGAAGATGAAACCAAAGAAGGGTTAATGTACCCGCTAACGCTAGCTGTGGGGCCTAATCCAAGCGTCATTGTATCTAGGTCAAATGGATCCACTATGTTAGTAGTCATACCATTGAAGCCTGTTCTTAGCTGTGAATTCGCAATAACTGAATAGCCGGTTGTTACTCCATCAACAAATCCAAAGACGTTTCTACCATTTGAAGAAGTGGCGTAGCTTACAATAGATGATGCAGTAACAAAAGTAATCGCGGAATTTACTCCAGCCGATGAAGAATATTTACCGTCTGGGGCGACAAAGCCTGACGGAACATCACCAGCAGTTGTGACTGTAAATGAGTTGTATGTTACAGCAGCACCGGTAATCCACGAATAATGTAAATCATTTCTAGGAATTTGATACTGAACAAAGTAGTTATCAGAAGTCGAAGAGCTAAAGTATGCGGTATCTGTCTGCCCGAGCTTTCCAAGCTTATTCCTATAGACGCCGTGGAAAGACCCTGTACCGCTGTAATCTGCTGCTACCGGTGTAGAACCGCTTGTCAAGCCAGCTATTTCAGAACGAGTACTTAGGAATGTTCTTAGTGGTACTCTGACTGATAGGTTTCGGAATGGTAGAGCATTGTAAACACTGTATTCAGAATGGGCAGCATCAAGTCCGGGACCACCAAAGTTATCACCCATGGTTGCTGGATCGCCGGGGGCCGAAAAGCGTTGTACAATAACATTCTTATTTATGGTACGGGCTAGCTTTGTGTACTCTGAAGTTCCGTTGATAGCTAGAGAGCCTGTAGCAGAAGCACTAAATGGAGTATCATTGAAAGACAAATCATTTTCAGAGCGACCGGTAGTTGATACAACATCCAAAGCTAAATTATAATTTCCTATGACTGTATTCAAGCTACCAGTAGAATGTGCAATATTTGCTATATTTAGAGGCTTTTTAGCCATTCCATCTCTGGCGACCGTAGTTCTTGGTTTAGAAATATTACGGCTAGAAATCGTTATTGTGTCAGAAGAAATATTCAAATCATATGCTTCTGGTCTGTTGTCGGTATTATCCAAATTGTTCGTGCCAGTTTTAGCGGCATCGTATCTGTTTATGTCAACATGGCGGTGTGAATGGCCACCAACGTATTTCTCAGTAAATGGACCCTGCATCGGAATTTCGAAGTCCATGTCATAAACATCTGAATGATGTCCGATAATGTCAAACCGTTTTAAAGTTCCAAAACTAGAGGTTAATTGCACTTGATAACCAGTATTTGGAACTCCGGCAGAAGCACTCATAAACGTAAATGGAAGAATTGAATATGCACCAATTTGTGTAGTACCAAATGTAGCTCTAAATCTCATTCGAACTTTTACAAGCTGTGGTGGTACTTGCACCGGTTGCAGTAGCTTTATTGTTTTGACATCATTGCAGTCTTCTTGTTCTTCAAAACTATCAAGTACAACCGTTTGACCAGACAAAGAGTTAACTATTGATTTCCAAACTTTGGTTAGAAAACCGTTTGGAGCATTCAAGCCCATAAACAGTACTTTTTCTACAACATTACCGAATTTGGTGTCAAGAGACATATCAAAATTATATAATTGAGTAAATCTATTGTACGAATAATCAGATGCCACATACGCAGTCCCATCCGAAGTTGAGAGATTAGGTATACTTCCTGTTGTATGCAGATTTATAACTTTCCTGATGTTTTGTCTTCCGCTATCAACGGCAGCTATTCCACTTGTTATTACTGGGTTATCTCTTTCCGCTCTACGCCGCCACCAATAGCAATTATCTGCTTCTACATTAGAAAGTGGACGATTTCCAACATCCCAAGGATATAGTAGCTCTACTATGCCATGTACTCGACCTTCAACTGTCTTATTCTTGTAGGAAAGCAATGGATAGTTGTATACATAATGATTTCTCTCTAATATATGACTTTCAATAACATTATTAACTCTGTTTGAAGTATCGGCTGTTATTGGTATTAATTTTCTAACCATCTCAGATAGGGAACCATCAATCCAACGATAGTAGGATAGATAACGCTCAATATCTGGTGCGTCTAAAACTGTATCGAAGAAGAATTGCCTTACTAAGTCAAGCTCTTTGTGTTCAATTCTATATCTCTGAACTGGTTGGTGATACAGTTTTGAAAACTCTTTCATACTACCGAAAAGATTGATAGCTTCTTTAGAAATTGAACGATAAGGACTTTTTTCAAAATTGAAATAGTAAGTTACTGGTAGGCTTTCTTTAGTGAATACTTCATCATCATTATCTAATACTTTAACTAAATCATAATCTATGATTTCATCGGGCAATACCGAATCGCTAGAGCCAATAAACTCAGTTATTTTAACTTCTGTACTTGATGGAGGGAAATTGTATCCAATACCACCATAATTTCTTGCACATATATCTGATATATACGAATATTCACCGAGATTTGGGGTATCAGAACCGCCCGAGTAATCATTTACTCTAAACCTGCCATTTATATCAGAGCCGGTTACAGAATAATAATCCCAATTAAGAGCCAAGGTCTTTAATTCGGGAATCCACTTATTTCCAAGACTAGTGATATTTTCAAACGTATTTCTAGTAGAATTATAAGTTCCTAAATTGTTTATATTCTTACTATGACTGTCTAAGCTATCTTCTTCAAGTGGCAATATCCAATGCTTAACAGATCCAATTCTAAGGTCAGAGTTATATAAAGTAGAACCTGTTAAATTTGTTTTAAATGCTCCAAAATAAAATCTTTTTGGGCTTGAAGATAGTATTTTACCTTGCTGGTTAGATAAGGAGGAAGTTAAAATGAAATCATTTACAGTAACATCCAATACTTTATTGATGCCTCTGAATTCTAGAGTATATCCAGTGTCTGTGGTCGAGGATACCCGATCAATATTTGGTATTTTAGAAGGTCTCAGTACTAAGCTGATGTCCCACTTAGTATTGTCATAGACATCATAGAACAAAGAGGATGTTAAGGCAAAACCACCTAGATTTTGAACGTTACCTGTTACATAGAAATAAACATTTTTAGATTCTAATTCATCTCTAATTGCATAAACTTGTGCAGTTATTTCTTGGCTGCTATTAACAAAAGAAAAATCGGTATTAGTAGATGCAGTATTTGGTAATACGAAGCCACCCACCGAAGATGTTAAGAAGGTTGTATTAAAATAAGTTGGTTCATTAACTTTTATCTTTTTGGGAAATATTACCTGAAATTCAGAAGTAAACCCATGATAAACTAAATTATTATCTAGAGTATTTCCGCTAATATAAGTTAGGCTTGAAGAACCCAAGGTGTAATCATGAGTTACAACACTAGCAAACCTATCCGGATCATTGAAGTCTATTAATCTTTTACCATAAGACGAGAACTGGAACTTGTCCTCGTATTTTATCCTTGTGTTATTAGGATAGATGCTTATGTTTACAATATCATCATCTATACCGTAACATCTAAATAAATTTCTAAAGGATTTATTTGTTCCTTTCGTCTTATAGATATGTACTAAATTATTATAAATATTATTATATATTTCGTTCTTTATATCAGATAAACTGTTTTCGAACACATTAACATTATCAAAATTTAAAATCTTCTCATATAGCTTAGCATTATCGAATATTCTCGGAGCTACAAATCCCTGATTTTGTATCAAAGCATCAGAAAATGGATAATTCTTGGTATAGCTTGAACTCAAATATTCTTTGTTTTTAAGTCGATTTAAGTTATTAGTATTTAAATAAATTTCATCTAGTTGATACGACATAATCTGCGTTAGTCTGAGAAGATTGCTCTCATAGTTCGTTTCTGATCTGTCTTCATCGATTATCCACGATGGAAGAGAATAGTAAATTGAAGAATTATTATTCTGATCATACGATGAACCACTACTGATTAATTCATTTTTAAGCTGAACTACTGAAGGGTGGTCAGCCCTGACAATTGGGTCGAGATATTCTGTATCAGATCCTCCACCCAAGACTATTGCAGAACCAGTAGATCTAGCAAGCATACCGGGATATCCTACCCAAGTACCATTTGAAATACGACCAGAATAATCTAATACTATTGAATCAATCGAGGATGTTCCTGTAATACCCTCATTGAATTTATAGTAAATACCTAATTCTGTATTTGAGATATCAGTATTGGTACCGCCACCGAGATTTATGTTATAATATCTATTAATTTCCTTTTCATTTCTGGATGATTTCCAGAAACGGAACTCGTCTAATGATCCCGATAGTTTAGCATATCCGGTCATATTATATGAAGCGTATGCACTACCAGACGGACTTGTTTGAAGTGCGCCGATGTTTGCCTTTAGGGAGCCACTTACTTTACCCAAAGAAGCATTCGAATACGTCAGCTTGTTATCTCTGCCGCCATTTACATAAGTCTTTACAAGTAAGTTGCTACCACTATTTTCAAAACTTATGGCATAGTGTTTCCAACTACCATCGATTAGGCTAGAAGTAGTATAACCAACTAAAGAAGCAGTACTGAATGTGGTAACAGAACCTGAAGAAGCTTCGAAAAATAGTAGAGAACTACCATCAGATGAGCCTGTTAAGCCAACTAATAATCTACCATAACCAGACGAAGAAGATACTTCAGAGTTCCACAAATCAAATATAATTTCTTTTTCCGTCGAGGAAGTATTGAAAGTTTGTTTATTAAGCCAGAATTCTAATGTTATACCCTTACTTAAATCAAACAGTAAGTTGCTTGTTCTAGTTCCACTCCTGCCAGATTCTGGTACCCCTTCGGATGTATAAGGATTTATTTGTGCCTTATTCGAATCATCAAAAGTTTTGGCTAAAGGCTTGCCTTCCATACCGACAGAAGCGGTATTTGGTCCACCAAGAATAGTGATATATTCTTTATTACTTGGATTTCCGTAACCACCTATCTTTCCACCAGTATAAGTCGAATTATAGGCAGAAAAATTAATAAATCCTGTTGTCTTAGGATATTTCTTTTCGAGAATATATAAATCAAGATAGGTGGACGAGTTTAAATACTCGTTCAATTCTTTACGAGAACCATCATATGGGTATTCGTTCAAAATCCTATCGATAGAAGAAGAATAATAACTCTCTGCCGATCCAAACTTTACAAATTCTTTAGGATTGGAGAAGTCGATTGTTGGTACAAAATAATTATCAAACTTTAGCTTTTCAGCTACGTTGCCTACTGATTCAGCCTCGATGAAGATATCCTGAATATCTTTTTCAGGTGTTGGAACAGTATATCTTTTATTTTGTTCGAATAAGGACTTGATACTCATTATTACTCTACTCTAAACTTGAAAGTCTCAGGTTGTTCAACATAAGATCCGATAGACCCATTGTAATATGAGAACTTTATAGCATAACTATAACCGGCTTCGAAAAGATTTATATCTAAATCAAAATAGTTTCCTTCTGAATCGTAGGAAAGTGCCGTGTGTTGTAAGCTACCTGTTCCGTATGAAATTACATCTAGTTCATCTATTACGCGATAAATTCTGTACGAACCACTTTCTATTATTGAGGCGACAGGCGTTGCTGTAGCGACTGTGTAGACTGTAGGACTCCAGTTTCTAGGTCTCGCGTAAACTCTAAATCTTTCTGTTTGCCCCCTTGTATAAGTAGGCTTGAGATTTGTTATTTGAGTAGTAAATGAATCAGCATTTACTGAATATTCTCCAGTGATGATTTGTGGCTCGATGGAGCCTGTGAAGTATTGGGTGGTGAGATTGCCATTGTGCCATACGTCGAAAATGGTCTCTAATGGCGTTGTGGCAGCGGTGATAGCAAAGCTAGCCGAGTAGACGCCCGTGGATACCCAACCGCCTGTAACGACCGTTGGAGAGCCAGCGGTGACGTTCGTTCCGTCAGCCACAAGTGTTAGTACAGAGCCAGTTGGGCTTGTAGAACCAGAGAATAGAGAAACATAAATATTCCCGGTGCCAATGGCTGGGATGTTGCGTAGGATACCGCGATGGTAGTTGTAGAAATAAATTGTATTTAAGTTTTCGGCAGCAGTAGAAAGTGAACTACTATAGAAGAAATTAGCTCTTTTGTCTTTCTTTGCGCTATTGTATCTGGCTTCTATGACTGGACGTTTGAAGAAAAACTCAGACGATCTAGAGAAAAAACGTTTTGTATACAATGAAGTTGTAGGCGTGCTTTCAGCAGAACCAGAAATCTTAATTAATAAACCATTATTTTGTTTTGTACCGGCTAGCCACTGCTCAACCACTGTTGTTACATCAACTTCTAGGTCTTCTGTTCCGTCTATACCGTAAGATTGTGAGTAAGCCGGTGATGCATAATAATCTCCACCTTGTGAAACCCAAGTTGTAGTGGTGCTTGCACTAACCCAGTTAGATGGGCCAATATCTGTATATTCATCCAAATCTAGCCCATTACCTTCTTCCCAAGAACCACTTATAGTCAGAATTTCAAGGTTGTACCCTCTTGGCACAGAAAATCCATGCGGAGCGTTAAAGAGACGTAGATAATACGACACATTTCCAGCAGATGGTAAAAATCCAGATGCTCTATCGGTAGTCATTTGATCAGTATCAAATTGCAAAAGAATTCTGCTTTTTTCAATCGATGAAGTTGAAGCTTGTCCATAAATGACATAAGTTTCCAAAACGTCTGCTAAACCAGAATTTGAACTCGTTGCTCTACCAAGTAAATCTGCTTTTAGTGCATTGGTAATAGTGTTATCTTTCGTAGCATTATAACGTTTAATGGACATTATTCAGCAACTCCCTTGATATCAAGATCTGAGTATTTAAGTTCCATGCAGACATTTTTTGGAACCACCAGATATGTTCCGTCTGCCGACAAGGCCATATCGAAGGTAAAGGACGATGTAGAATACACTCCACCTACTCGATTTACAATTCTAACCCTTTTAGCATCTATTGCTCCTTTTACATTCTTATTCAAGACGCTATAGATTTCAGATATAGAAAGGCTTTCTCCAAAATTTCTAGGTTGAGAGAAATGTTCTGCTAATTTCTGTTTCGCTTCAGCCAATACTAAATTTTTATCGTAGTTTGGGTCAACCAGAATTGTAAACTCGATACCGAAATTTACGATGGAGCCATCTAAGATATCTATAGTATCGTGTAACATTTTATATTTAGAAATCCAAATTCTAAGATTATCTTTTAATATTGAATTTGCTCTAACTAATTTACCATATAAATCTTCTGATAGAACGTAGACGTTTATGTTCCTTTTGAATGAATTGGTGTCTTTATAAGCAATGGCCCTCTTTATCGAACCATATTTTGTAGGCATACCGTAAATTATAGATTGAAGATCATTTTGTGTTACAGCACGATTTTGGGAGCTAAATACAGAATAGGCTCGATTTCTCAATTCGTCTGTTGTTGGAATACTGACTTGTCCGACCACTTGTTCTTGGTTGTTAACTTCCAAACTATTTCTTACAGTTCTAACAACTTCAATGTCTAGATTATTGACTGATTCAAACTCTAGGATTGCATCACTAACTGTGTTTAACCGGTTTGAAGGTACATTGACGCTATTGGCATCGTTGTATCGATAAACAACAGTAAGTGTAGTATTTGAAGGTCCAATCCCCATCTTATCACTATTCAAAAGCATTGACGGATCGAAGCTTCTTTCAGTTTCATAGTTTTTCCCTGTTTGTTTCAAAAGAAGTGTTTTTGGGTCAACAAAACTTGGTGTATTCAATTCATCTTCTGAACCGAACCCAAATTGTAGATATGTATTACCTTCATTATCAACACTACTTACGAATCTTCTTGGAACCGGATAAGGTCGCAAAAAGGAATCGACCTGTCCATCAGAAGAATGCTTATTGATTATATCTCGGTATATGACATTTTGTGTCAAGTAGTCTACTTCATAGTAATCATGGCCATTCGCATCAGTAACAGAAATTATTTCTGAAATATTTCTAGTATTCAATTTTACTCTTCTGAACTTTTCGTATTCTCCGACATACACATACTCAGTATTAAATCTGCCAGATATAACTTTTCCACTGTTTCTCAGCGCATAATATGTAGGTAAACCAGTCGTATTGTTAAACCTAGCTGCTACGACTTCTGTTGTAGATGTGTCAAATCTTACATCTTCCATCAACACGAAAGATGCTCCTTCCGAGCTAGCTACAACAGTATTTCTTCTTAAAACAGGAACATAACTTCTATTCGGACCAGTTTCTGGAGCGATGACGGCGGCTGGGACTAGAACATAAAAATCACATATACCGACCGATGAGGCTGGGCCTGTGAATTTGTAGCCATTTTGTTCTGCTAATTTTCTTACATTTCCGTATTCTACTGCCGTTTGGAGGAATGATTCGTTTGCTTGGTAGTCTACATAAAAGGATAATATATCGCCAACATATGCCACCGTGTCCAGCATAAGTGAACCAAAGCCAGCTTCATTAAAATCCTTAAACGAATCGGGATAATATCTCTTAGCATAATCTACCAGATCTGTTTTGATTGTATCAAAGTCTCTACTGGTATAGTTTATCAGAGGTCTCTTTGAAACACCCGGTGTATTTTGTTCTCCATTGGTTGCCATTTATTGCGACTTCCTTTATTCTCTAAATAGGTTTAAACTCTTATTTTATGGGTATATTTAAAATTTGACTTTTTGATTGTCCGGGGAAGCTATATTCTAACTTAACCGTAATCGATTCATCTGTTAAATAGGTTTCGGTGTACCCTACTATATCTTCCCTTGACAATATATCAAGTTTTTCCACAGTTATAAATGGCATATATTTTCTGATCTGATCTAAAATCCTAATTCTTAACCTATCTTTTGTCAAAGGAGTTAATTGTTCGTGCAAATAACTTCGTATTCCAACTCCAAAAGAAAGATCCATGATTTTTTCGCCTGGATTTGTAAGCATCAAATTCTTTAAATTTTGTTGTACTGTTGAGTTAATGGTTTTGTTGAGATTGTAAAGACCATCTTTGAAGGAATAAGAAAGCGGTAGCTTTGGAGAATAACCTATCATCTCGACCTCCTATAGAATAATTAGTTTTATATTTTATATATTGGGTTCAACTTATTCAGGTTTACAACCATATTCAGCAAAACCACACTCGTTAGTTGGATCCTTAATCACAAAAGCATAATTAGAGAATTCTGGCGGGGTGCCGCTATTGATGTCATTAAACAACTTAGTTTTATCCTCGGGGCTTAGATCGTTAAAAGATAGAAGATTTTGTTTAAGGTCTTGCTCAGCTTTGGTAACATCAATATCACAGGCTTCTTTCGGCTTAGACTTGATAGTCTTTAGAATGTGGCTCTTTCTATTAAGTGTTGGCTCCAGTTCTAATGGTAGGTTATCACCAAAATTATTCATCAAATTATAAGAGTGATAACATTCATCAATGAAAGTAGCGAGTGAAGAATGGTATTCAGGATATGCAGTATCTTTTTCTACCATCTTAAACCCACTATTGTTTGATAAATTAAAGAGTTTGCCTTCCGTATCGTAATAAGTTCCTAAAGATACTCCAAAAGATTTAAGCGTATAAATTGCACTTAGAGAGTTAAAATATCTCAAAGGTATTGCATAATCAAACATTAACTTGTATGTATCAGATTGTACTATTGCATTTATGTTTTTAAGATTGTTTGATCTAAAGAATGCGTTATAGTAGCTAGGATCTTGAACCATTTTAGAGAGTTCTTTCGGTGTGACGAGGTTCGATAAATCTATTTCGTTACTAAACAGGGAGATGGGGTATCCGGTTTCTTCGAAGAACAGCTTTTCATTATTTCTTAGTGTTTCTATTTCTGCATCAGTTAGCGTTCCGATGATAGAGGACAGACCAAAGTTTTGCCTAACAATATTACCTGCTTCCGGCAATACGCATGTAAGTCGTAGACCAATTTTACAGGTTTTAAAAAGACTACTAAATGATATTGTTTTTAATCTCTTAGAATCAATCCTAGTATCTTCAAAGAAGCCTAGTTCAAGCAAGAAAAGAACTAAATTCTTTAGACTTACTACTCCCTTGAAAGTCTTTACCAATTCACCATTGTAATCAGAATACAAATATTCATACAATATTGAAATTATATCTTGATTTTCTAAATTTGTTAGATCTGCAAAAGGTTCTAGTCTAGCATATTGTTCGACTACAAATGGAATTCTATTTTGGGTGTATACAAGACGGGATGGACCACTTTCAGAATCATACTTCTTGAAAGATTGCTCAAACGAAGAAGGTTGTCCAGCGTAGGGATCAACTAATAATGTTCCGTTATATGCTATGGCTAGTTCCTCATTTAGTAAATTAGATCTTACTTTTGCATCTCTTGAAGCGAACTCTCTTGCTGCTCTTGCAGTTGCATTATGCCTTGGTATGTATCGAGGATCCACCAAATCTTGTGGATTTTGAGTACTAAATACTGGTGCTTCAATCGACATTACTACTTCTTTAGCACCATCATTAATTATATTTTCATCTATATTTGGATCCAATAATATGAAGCCGTTAAAATTGTAGTCTTCTTCTGAGCCGAAACTAGCAAATGTTTCTGGAATTCTTCCTTTCGAAGCTAGGTAGGTTGGCGATATCGGGAATATATTATTCTCTATGTTTAATTCATTTGCCTGCACTGACGGGCCTCCGACAAATGGAATGTATAAAGAATCATTAAGTCTAGTGAATTTAGAATTGAGAATTTGCATTTTATAAGAAATTTCTATAAATTTCTCTTTCAAGAAAGTACCGATCATGTCTAAACACAAACTTTCTGTGTCTTGAAGTAATAACGACCAATAATAATTTCTTCTTCTTACTTGAAGTTTTCTGATTTCATCAGATCTATTCTGTAGTGCTCCAAGTGCTGGACCCATTACTCCCGCTGACATGCTTTTATTCATGGGACCAGTTGGATAATTTGTTATTTCAAGTTTTCCGATTTCTGATGCCGCAGCAAAATACTTATCTTCTTGAATTGTTAGATTAGTTGACGGCACTCCAAGTTCCCATATATTCATCTTCCTTTCTATCTGTTCCAGAATTGATGCTTGTCTCTCAGTAAGTTCAATGGTGTTGTTATCTCTTCTCTTTAAAATACCATTTATAAATAATTCTAAGAATTGGTAATAGAATGTTTCTTTGTCAGACAGACCAGTGTCTTCAAAGCCTTCTCTGGCTGAAGCTAGTTTGGTTGGACAAGAAGACTTTATTACTTCTTTATACTTATTGGCCAGAAATCTATACAACGTATGGTCATAATTGCATTCATTTGGCTCCATCGTATTAAACAAAGAGAAACCTTTTACATACATTTCATAAGAGAATACCATCATTGAGGCTTCTATTAAACCCTGAGAAGTGGCAAATGAGGATCTGGGGATTATCATATCAAAAGGCATCTGGTTGGACAAATCAGTGGCCTCTCTATCATCTTCGGGAAGATATACATATAGACTACTCATTTTTTCCACTAGACTGGCTAAGTCTGGTATGTTTCTCTTAATTGGAGCAAACCTACTATCGGCGTCATTTATCAAAAGATTATAGAAATTTATAACAGTATCTTGCAACGCATTGTAGAAGTAAGCTGCTGGTAGATTTTCAGTACCTTCAAAGAACTCTGGTTTAACCGGCGCGGGGGCACCAGTTAACGTGTTAACATGGGTAGAGTTTAATAGATTTATCTTTCTATCTGTAAAGCCGTAAGACAAATTCTTTTCATTTAAGGAAGGAATTTTTATAATACCATCTAAGAAACTATTGAAAACAAAATTATAGTAATCTTTGTTCAAATATTGCGTGAATTGCTCACTGAGTGTGCCAATATCCTTACCGGAATTCTTTAGAGAATTAAAGATTAAATCAGAGAATATTATTGCCTGATTAGAAACTTGAGTTTTATCTTGTGTGTTAATCGTTGGTACTAATAAAGATGGATTTTCATATATTGAAATTCTATAATCTTTCTCGTCTTTTACAATATTCATTATATCATATTTTTTAAGTAGATTATTCATGCCTGCATCTACCTGAACTGGTGCGATTTGTAATGGTAGAGGTGGCTGTGGAATACTGCAAGTCGTATTTAAAGAAACAGAAAATGGATTATAATCCACAATCGTTGTGGTTAAAGAGCTATAGTTTTTATTTAAGGTTCCATTGTGAGGAATGATAAAGAAATTCGAAGAATAAATTCTATTACTAGGATCTAGAGCGAACGAAGATACTTCTATATTTTTCCGTTTATTCTCGGGAGCGACAAAGCTAATCGTTCTGAGGGCGTTTTTAGGATTACCTACAATTTCAAATAACTGTCTGTAGGATGGGAATGTCGAAGGTTTTTTAGGATCTATATTTAATACTACTCTATATGCCTCTAACTCTACATTCGATATCAATCCAATATCGGTTGTATTCACCATCAATGGCAAACTAGTAATACGAGCAGCTTCTGCTGACCCTAAAACTGCCATATTTTCGCGCATCCAAGTAGCTAAATATTTAGAATTAACTTCAATGATCGGGAATGGATTGGCAACATTTGGAACTCCGCTAAAGATGCTCTCTAGTGCTAAATAACCGGGATATGCCATGCCTGCCTTATTGGACAGAATATTATTTAATAAACCGTTACCTCCAACTGTTTCTTCCATGAAGATCATTTCTAATGAAGATACAATGTTCTCGTATATAGGATTGACTTGTTCTGTTAGTGTTGCTATCGAACCGGGAACGACTTCACCGCGACCACATAGTGTTAAAGGATCATCAAGTTGATCATAGTAAGATGCAAACGGATTATCTGAGAGGAATTGCCTAACTAACTCCTCAATAGTACTCCTAGAGATTCTACACAACAAATCAATCTGTTCATTTATTTCTTCGTTACTTACGCCGCCGTCAACGTTCTTATACTCTAATAGATAAGTTCTAGTAGCTACATATTCTTCGTAGTCCGATGGTTTGGTACAAAGTACGCTATTGACAGGCATTGTTGTTGCGTCGATGTAGCCGGGACTATTAGCTTCATAGCATATCTTACCAGTAAGTGATCCCATAGCAGAAAATAGTTTTTTAATGTCTTCCTCTTCTTTTGACATGGGAAGGCTGGAAAATCTTAATGAAATCAAATTCTTAACGATAGTCATTGTATCAACAGAAGGAACTCCTGAGAATAAATCACATTGTTCTCGGACGGTGAGCAAAGAGCTTACTTGGAAGAAAAATTCTTCTAGCTGAGATATATCTTCTGGGTTTCCAGATGCATCGTAAAATCCAACTACTGATGATATGTCAGCTAGAGCAGCAATTATTACATCTTCATCGAGTTTTGGAGCCATAGGATTCAGTGCATTCATAGCATCTGCAACCGCCGAAATAATTCCGTTTCCATTCTTTGGCTCCAAACCTGAACCAGCCGAAGGATTTCTAGGAGTAAATGTATTCCCATCGAAACCCTTTGATAGTAGTACCGAGAATTGAGCACAACTAAGATTCAGCGACAGTTGCCTAATCAACTGATATGCTAATTTTATCATAGCAGTAACAGCAACGTAATATAGATTTATTATATACGCAGTGAATAATAACTTTAAAACTGCTTTTAAGTCTCTTAACTTCTTCTTTTTGGCTTTCTTCTTTTCAAGCTTAGTTTTCTTTGGCTTATCTCGGTCAAAGAACTCTTTAATGGCTTCACCATACTTTTTATATTTTTCATAAATTTCTGGTGGTGGTTCCTCACAATTTGAGTAGCTTTCTTTCAGGATATCTAAATCACTAGTTATTTCATCATATTTGGATACCAAAGTATTTGGAAGTTGATCTAACTCTAATCTTCCTATAACTTCTCCCTCTAGATTTCGTGATACTAGATCAATATTTATCTCAGCATTCCCACTCTTAATGAAGTCTAATAATCCAAATCCAAGATAGATAGAACCTATCTGGTCTTCTACTGGATCCCTTTGAGTTGCAGGTGTTTCAGAAGCTGGCGGGGGCGTAAACGAAACAGTTTGAAGCTCTTGTTGAGAATATAATTGATATTCTGGACTTCCATCCGGTATTCTTGTAGCTCCAATCGGACAACCTGTTGAGTTTTCAAAACGATTGTTGAAACCTCTAGGGGTATTAACGCTAGCCTGATCTCTGACGTACCAGAATATGCCAGATACACCGGGATTAACACTTGGATCGACAGAACCATTGCACATTATTTTTGAAGATTCGCTAGAAACTTCTTCTCTATCCGATAAATCGCCTCCGTTCTCATTCAGCGCATCTTTTGTGTTGTTCACTGTTTCTGGCGTAAATGCTGGTATTGGAACATCGGCTGGAGGTGTAGTCCCTTCAGCGGTGGCTTCTTTTTCTGTCAATGCTTTTAAAGCAGCTTCCATCTTACCACGAAGAGTAGTCGGATCTCCTTGAAAGAATGTGCTCGATACATCTTTCGGTGGATTTTCACTCAGATAATCGTCAAACGCTGCCAATAGTCTAGGATCAAAAGCGGGGCTATTAAGGATACCATTAACAAGTTTAATTATAAAATTAATTCCTTTTTGCACTTCTTCCGAATCTTCTACGGCTGTACGGACCTTTGTATAAGCGTCCTCTAAAGCTTTTTCAAGAATACCAATTGGATCTATAAGTTTTAGTTTTTCTCTAATATTTAATTCTTGTAGTCTTTCTAGCGGAACTGCTCTAGCTACGACGGAAATTCCAAGAACCATCAAGAACCTATGGAAATTCTTCCCGAATTGGCCTAATATATATTTTGATGGTGGCTGCTCAAGAATCTTCGCGCTTTCTTTAGCATCTTCATCCTTTGAAGCTCTTTGGTATTCAAAACCTCTAGCTATCATTCCATCAATCATTTCTGCCAATGGATCTCCTGCTTCTACTCTGCTTTGGTCTACTAGTAAACCTCTAGCTACCTTCTCCCCGAAGTTTTCCAAATCTAAATCTTGTTTTATCTTCTGATTTATTGCCTTCTTATTTGGATATTGCTTGTTGTATTTTTCAGCTAATAAATTAAACTTAAATTCACTTTCTTGAAGATCTACCAAAACTCTTTCGAAGGCTTCAGATGATAAATCTTTCAAAAGCCCAAGACCTTTGCCAATGACTGCATTAGGTCCGTCGTCGTTAAGTATTTTTATTCTAGGATATCTGTAGGTTTCGATAAATTCCATCCATTTAGTTGAACCTCTTTCAAGCCTATAAATTTGTTCCATTAAAAACATGTAATTTCTTGTCGTATCGTTCGAAATTACTTCTTCCTGCTTGAATCCTCCTAACGGATCTTCCCCATATTTCCATACTAGATCTGTTGCTGGTCTAGACGAGGATTGAAATTTTATGTTGGAGATATAAGGTACTTCTTCGGGATCTTCCAAGTCTATCTTAGAATAAGTTATTGTTACTGTTGGTGGAGTAGTGGCGTTAGGTGGCCCAAAAGCATCGTGGAGATTAATACCATTTTTACCAAACAAAATTGTAAATGCATTATCCAACTTTTTCCATAATTTATGGTCTTTAGACAACGAATTTAAGTTTATTTTAGGTGCTGCTCTTCCTGACGAAACGGCAGATTCCACCAAGGGCTGTGTTCGGCCACCTGTTGAAAATAACCATAATTCATAGTTAAAAGCATACCTTTCTAATTTATTAGAAATTTGTCTGATTGCTGCGTAGAGTTCTCTAACTTTGAAAGTTTGTTTTTTTACAACAGAAGCTTCTGGGGATAAACCGCTTATAGCTTCCACTAATGCATCGATTGCGTCTGGTTCTGTGCCTGTGATGCTGAATAAGTCTTTGCTTCGAATACTGTATAGAATTTTCGAAGGTAACATATCTCTAGATTCATAATAAATATTTTCATACTTTATGATAGTTTGAATATCATAAGTTGCATCTGTTTTTAATATCAAATTAAATGCATTCAAAATTATATTCAATACTTCTTGCTTGTTTGAATCAATAGAGTTTTTAACACTAGATAGACTGTCTGCTACAATATCAAAAGATACATAATACCTATTCTTGTCTTCTAGGAAATAAGGTTGTGTCCTATCAATTTTTGTCCAATCAATCATGATTGTTTTTGGAGTAGTGACAAAAGAGGAACAATAATTTATAAGTTTTCTTTCACCTTCGCATATAATTTCAAATTCTTGTGGTTCTATTAGATCGGATACTCTAGTTTCAACGCCTTCTGGTAATGGAATTTCTATTGATGGCACTTGGCCGGTTCCCGGCCTTGGAACTTCTATCATTGGTATATTAGGAGTAGAAGTTGTATTAAGTGTAGCTCCTCCTTGACCTATAACTTGAGGACCAAAACTGGTTACTGTTCCTGCCTGTGTCGGGGTGCCAAACTGGCTTAGTCCAGCTTCGTTATACCACCAAGCTTCTCGGCATTCTTCAGGTACTTCTTCTAGTGTTATGCGACCAGACTTAAATGCTTCTTTCCAGCTTATAGTTTTTTCTATGATTTCAATAGTGCCAAAACCAGAACTACCAAAGTTTTCTGTGTATACTTCTTCATTATATGTAAAATAGCAGTCTTCTTTGACCTGTGGTCTTTGGGCACCACCTGAGCTACTTCTAGAATTCTCTAAAGTCCACCAAAAACCTCTACAATTGAGTGGCACATCTTCCAGACTAATAGCATTGTAAACAGTTACTGCGTCTTCATAGGTTACGGTTTTAACAAAATCCCTAGTAACAGGTGCAAAACCCGGTTGTTGATATGTTTCCTCAACAGTTATTTCAACAGTACAGCCGGTTGCAGCGGCTGTCTCTTGGTCCCACCATTCTCCCCTACATCCAACTGGAACTTCTTCTAACCCAATGGCAGAATAGACAGTTACTGCTTCTTCGTATGTTACAGTCTTGGGTACAGGAAGTGTGATTACTCCAAAACCGGGTGCTGGTACTGTTTGTTCGACTGTTATATTGATAGTACAATCTGTCTCTATAGTTGTACTAGTGCCGCCGCTCTTAATAAGTTCAATGTCCCACCACGCATCTCTACAATTAACTGGAACATCAGCCAAGCCGATTGCATTGTAAACAGTCACAGCTTCTTGGTATGTTACAGTTTTAACGACTTCTCTAGTAACAGTTCCAAACCCATAACCGGGTGCGGGTATTTGTACTGTCTCTTCTACAGTTATTTCAACAGTACAATTTAGGTTGACATTTATAGGTCTAGGAGAAGGTGGTAGGTTTGAATCACTTGGCTTTGGCATACTAAAAATTATCCTCGTATTACTAACTCTTAATTAACTCTATTCTTTGTACTACAAATAAATTTCGGACCTTCTATCCTTAAATAGTCGCCCTTAAAGTTTTCCATATTATAAGAATGATCAAACAATGGTAGACTGACGTTAGTTAATTGTTTTACTGCTTTTAATCCAGTATGTGTAAGTAAAGGAATATCCGCATTTAATGTCAGTGGCAAGCCCATGTTTCCTAGACTAAGCGAATGGGTATGGCTTTTAATTGTATTTTCTAGTGAGGACTGCTGGGCCTGAATATGATCGACAATCGATGATATATCGGAAATCATTTCTAACATAACTTCAAGACACTCTAAAAGATTATCGCCAAGCGGAATTGGTTGTAAAGTTTTGTCTTCATTATTTGCTATAAGGTCAATTCCTTGAGAGGCAAATTTGAAACCTCCGTTTGTGCTCGATTCTTCAGGAAATGGACCAGTAACGATTTTAATATTTTCTCTTGCAACAATTCTAATCGCGTCTGCTTTCAATCCAATACCAGAAGCATCATTCGAAACGAAAGAGCCATCAACAAGATTAAAATTAGTATCTAAATCCGTTCTTTGAGAAATATAAATTCTTGCAGCATCTGTTTTAAAGTTCGGATCTACATAATGGTCAGAATTACCTCTTCTTCCAACACAAATATCTATTGTAGCAGAATCAGTTTCTCCTGCTCCACCGTGACCTGATGCCCTTGAACCGGGGCGGTCTCTAGTATGCACTATCCAGCTATTACTAATGCCTCTCTGGACTATATCGCCATTGCCCGAAATATAATTTGGCACAGCCTCTGGCTGATGATCGCCATTCAGACCTCTTTTTAGAATTTTATCTTTTTGTAGTTTCCTTGAATCTTTCTTTTCTTTCAGTGTTTGTTTATCCTTTGCAGGATCATACCTTCTAACACTTTTGGTAAAAATTGACATTGTTTAACTCCATACCATCATAGTAGTACACCGGAACCTTCAGATGCCTCATCCCAGCCGGGTCCAGCGCGAGTTGGGTCTAATACGCCATTACCAACCGGAGGTTCGGATGAAGCGGGTGCTGTAGGTGGTTGTACCTGAGTAGGTGGACCTACACCAGATAAATCTGGTTTCGCTCCTGTCCACCATTTGTTCAGGATAACATACCGAAATTTACCACCATCTGCGCCTTTCGCTGCGATTTCCAACATGTGTCCCAACCCCGTACTACTATTCCATACTTGACATCCTTCTGACCAATTACTTACACGGGGAGCTTCGCGGCCATCGCCAGTGGTACGGTGCATGTTCATGCCACGCGAGTATGCTCCTCTTGCATAAAATTTATTTGGATCGTTGTTAACGATATCCCAAGGGAATGTTCTGTACGTCTTCTCGCCGAATGTCCAAGCCGATTCTCGAGGATTATCAGGATTAAAAGCTTTATATGCGTTCGCCACGGGTTCGTTTCTTTTGTGTCTACCGGTTGCATAGTACATAGCTTCTAATGGCTTCTTATCCTGCAAAAGTGGAGTGGGCCGTAAAGTACCGCCTAGACCGGCCAAAAAACCATATTTTAATCCGTTTTTTGTACTGATGGCCCATTCAAAGTATTTAAATGATCCTCCTTCTTTCCAACATGCGCCGCCTATATCAACGAACTTATCGATATTTGCATTGTCTTGATCTCTAATGCCGAATGCCCATATATGACCATCTCCAAGATTTGTAGGCCAATCGCTTGCAATACCTTTTTCAGCAGCGTATCTCATAACCAATGGGTACTGACCGGGTGGTAATTGTACCGGCGCGCTATTACCAAGAATTGCGCCGGAAGATCCCACACCACTGCCACCGAAAAGACCGCCGAGGCCACCGAGGGCACCACCTAATGCACTTGCGAGAGCAGCGAAAGTAGAAACGTCTTTTTTCATTGCTACTCCCTTAATCCAGCCATTCGCATTTAGAACTTTGTCTTCATGCTCGACGTAAACCCAATCACCGGCTTCTAGAGAAGATACGCCTGCACTATTAAATAAATCGTCTTGGGGTGCATAAAATACTGCTTTATGCATTCTAGCAAAAGTAGCATCTAGCGAACCCATTGTCAATTTTGAATCGGTGCTTGTTAAATTTGTACTTGGTTCTTGAACCGAGCCATGTAACTCTTCTACCCTGCAAACAGCCGCAATCCACTTTCTATCACCATATGATTTCATTACTTCAGAATTACCAAAGTAATTCATGTTTGGGAGAGTAAGGTCTTTCTTAACCGCAATGACTTTAGCTAATTTTTGTCCCACTATTGGTGGAGGATTTGGATATACTACAGTATTTGTGACCTCTCTCAGTAAAGGCCACGGATCCATCAAAGCAGCATTGTAATTTTTAACACTTATACCACCGCGTTGACGATGTGTTGCAAACGTTTGGATAGATAGTTTTTCTTCACCGGCATTTTCTGCTGGTGCTCCAGCAGTTGGGGTAGCGGCGGGTGTTGGGGGAACAACGGCAGCGGGAGTGCCTGTTGCTGGAGTGGTGGTGGTTGGATTAGCGTTCGGATTTGGCGCGGCAGGAGCGGGAACACCCGGTGCGGCGGGAGCGGCGGGAGGTGCCGGTGTTGGTGGGGCCACAGGAATCGTAGGAGCACCTGCGATTGGTAATTCAGCCATTAACTTTCTCCTCCTTCGTTTTGTAATAGATCAAAAATCTTATCTTTGTCTAAGTCGGTGATGTCAGCAGCAGCGGTTTCGCGCTTCTGGAGTATCATGGCAATCTTCACTAATTGCTCATTCGAACGTTGCAGCGTTTCTACATATTTGGCTGCGACGGAACCGGCAAACTTATGGTTTTCTTCATCTTTGGCAAGAAGACGCATAACATCGTCAAGAAGCTCTCTAGTAACCTCTCTGTCCTCTTCGATGTTCTTTATGGCACTTGTTATGTGTTTGTCTACTTCGTTGCTCATAGATCCTTTTCCCATTGATTTCGAAACTCTTGGTAATTAAGCTTCAGTCTCTTGAGAGAAGAAACAACTTGTTTGGTGTTTAGACCTGTTATTTCTCTCAAGTATAAGTAAATAGCTTTCTTGTTGAAAATTTCAATTTCATGAGCGGATTCGAAAAGCACTTGTATGGCTTTTATGACTTTTTCATCGTTTGGTTTATCAGATTCTTCCATCCAATCAATCATGTTGGCACGAAGATTATCGATAAGCTCGTCGTGTTCTCTTGTTTCTTCGTATTTGTTGTCTTCTGATAGATAACGAAGTTCAAGATCTTTCGGCATTTCTTGAATGTCTAATTCTGTTTGGTTCTTCTTCGACTTACGTTTGACTTTATGGATGAACCAGTTCTTGGTTATTACTGAGAAGTACGAGAAGGCTTTGGAACCTTGACTTACATCGTACTTGTCCAAGATGGTGATAAGCCAAATCTTACACTCATCACGAAGATATTCTATGTTTGGTAGCGTAGTAAACTTGTATGTAAAGACTATCTTGTCTACCATCTCATCGAATGCTGGTCCGATAAGCTTTATATATAAGTCTGTTCTTATCTTCTTGTCGTTAGTAGCGACGTACTCAAGAATCGCGTCTTCGTGTTCCTGCGTAAAGTATTTCTTGGTTGGCTTTGAACTTCGGCTCATTCTCTGTTTCGTCATCTTCTTGTTCCTCTTGTTCGTCTTCTTCTTCAAGTTCTTGCAGAGGCTCGTTTGTCAAGTCCATGATTTCAGAGAACTGCTCGATTTTTGATGTGAAGTGCATTCCATGCTCTAGCAAGCCGCCAAGAGTTTCATCACCATAAAAGCTTTCAAGTTCATAGATGCTTTTTAGGTGAGAAGTGAAGCTAACTGCTTCGTTATTCAACTCTGTTATATTTGACGATACGAAATTCAGATTCTTCAGAAGAAATCTGATGTATGAAATAAGCAATACGATAAATGCTAGTGATAGCAAGAATGCTATTGTCCAGCTATTGATTTCAATTGTCAACGTCGTATTCCTTTACCAAGGTTCTCTTCTCTTCAGAAACTTCTTTCTTGGCTTGCTCTATATACTCTATAACAAGTTGACCCGGCTTTGACAAGGAAGATTTGGAACTTTTGCAAAATAAATCCGATAGCTG